CAAAGAGAAGAGCAAGTAAAAGCTGCTGATGTTAAAGCTGAACGTAAACGAGAAGTAGCAAAGGAATACAAGAAGAGTGACAGCGGAACTACAAAGAAAAAAGGACTTCTTTCAGCTTAGTGGTGGATTAAACACCGAGATCAATGAGCTGAACTTCCCCGATGGTTATACCACGGACGAGACTAACTATGAAATCCTGAAGGATGGTTCCCGAAGGAGACGTAAAGGTCTGGCCGAGGAAACCAGTGGGGTTGATCTCCTTGTAGGCGCTCACCGCACAGCAGGGTACAACCAAACCTACGTTTGGAAGAACGTAGGTGGTGATCCTAGTAAGACTGTAGTTGTCTACCGTAAAGAGAAAGAGTTGTACTTCTGTGATATTGGTAACGTCCTATCCTCAGGGTGGGCTAGTGCTGGTGTCTCAATAGAGAGCTATGAAACTACTGGCGCTACTAGCGCATTAGTAGATGATGCGCCCGTCTCCTTTGCACAAGGACGCGGGCGTTTACTTATTACTGGTCAATACATCTTCCCATTCTATGTAGAGTGGAGTGGCACAGCCTACTCGACTAAGGCTATCAACATCCTAGTTCGAGACTATGCTGACATTGAAGATGGTGTCCCCATAGGTCAAGAGACTACAAGTACCGCTACTGCTGACCACCGCTACAACCTCCGCAACAGAGGTTGGAAGCAAGATGATATGGATACGTACTTTACTAACAAAAGCAAGAACCCAAGTAAGAATGCTCTCTGGTGGAGAGGGTACGAGCGTACCTACGGCACATCAATCAATCCAGAAGATGGTGTTAAAGGGTGGAACTCTGATAAGCTAGAGGCTGAAGCATTTGGTGGCTCTTCTGCACCTAAAGGCTCACTCTTACTTAACCCACACGATACTACGTATGGGCAAGCAAATACTACTACCTCTGATCCTGTCGAGATTACTACGTGGTCAGTAGCTAACGCCAACGTGACACCGTGGGTTATAACCCTTACTACAGCAGCCACACATACCATTTCTGTAAGTGATGAGTTTACCATATCAGGCAACCTCTTTGAGTACACCAGTTACTCGACTAAGCGGGGTAACTGGGATTCAGAGAGATCCTTCGATGGTATACAAACAGCAACTGCCGTTACTGGAACTACCATCGAGTTCACTTACAGTCAAGCACCTACACTATGGACAGCGTGGGTATCCCAATTCAAACAACTAGGTGCTGTTGATGGTGATGCTCCCCTCGCTCGGTCTAGCGGCACAACATTCGATGATAGCTTTAATGCTATTGAGTTCTTTGCTGGCCGGGGCTGGTACGCGGGCATGGGCAACACAGAGTGGGCAGATACAATCTTCTACTCACAAATAGTAGACAACCCATCTAAGCTAGGACGCTGCCACCAAGAGGCAGATCCGACAGACGATAACTTTAATGCACCCACCACATCAGATGGTGGTTTCATTGTGTTACCAGGGCTATCCCAGGTAAGGGACATTGTAACCTTAAAGAACTCACTGCTCATCTTTAGTGATGAGGGAGTATGGGAAGTAGGAGGCAGTAGGGGTGTATTCACTGCACTAGACTTTAACGTGCGTAAGATCACTGACGAGGGGTGTGGTTCAGGAGCTTCCATCATTGTAATAGAGAACTCGGTAGCCTATACAGGCCCCGGTGGTATCTTCATTATAGCTCCTAATCAGTACACCTCTGTGCTAGAGGCACAGTCGGCAAGCCAGAACACAATCCAGACTTTCTGGAACCAGATACCTGACGCGCAGCAGAGTAAATTACAGACATTCCATGATTCAGCTACACGTAAGGTGTACTTCATGTATGGTGCTACGGCAACAGCCAAGGACTATACTAATATGTTAGTCTTTGATATAGACAGTGCAGGCTGGGCACACTACTCCTTCGGTGCTACTGGTCTATTGACAGGAGTAGCTCTGCCTAGTGGTGATGACTCTGATCTTAACAAGAGAATGAAGTTCTTTTATACCCTTGCTTCCACATCAACAAAGGTAGCTGACTTTAATCAGACTGACTTTAATGATTGGGATGGTGCTGAGAGTCCGTTACCCTACATGGTAACAGGACACGATAACCTAGGGGACTGGCAGCGCAAACGCCAAGCTCCCGTTATCACAGTTTATAGTAAACGTACTGAGACAGGGTACACAGCAGCAGGAGATGGATGGGATGCAGTGAACGCATCTAGTACACTATTAACTCCCTATTGGGATTGGACAGATGATGCAGTTACGAACAAGATTGGATCACAGCAAGAAGTGTACAGGCACAAACGTAACTTTGTACCAAGTGCAGCAGACGATGTTGATGGATACCCAGTTGTAGTCACACGCAGTAAGGTGCGTGGGAGAGGCAGAGCGCTACAGCTTCGCTTTGATGGCGCAGCAGCTAAAGATTCACACCTGCTAGGATTCACTACCAACTATAAGATAACACGTAAAGTATGATAAGACCAATTACGTACGACGACATCCTTCCTTTGCTTCACTACGGAGCCTACTTCTGGAAGCAGACTCCTTACCACGAGGCTATAGAGTACAACCCAGAGGCAGTAGAAGAGCTGCTCATTGAGATGTCGCAGAACCACTACCTCAGGGTTACAACTGACGAAGAGGATAAGGTACTAGGATTCCTTGGAATCCTTATATCTCCGTTTCCTTTCAATCCAGACTATACACTAGGTACTGAGATCTTCTTCTTCGTTCACCCAGATGCACGGGATGGACGAGGAAAAGAGATGTTCAAACAAGCAGAAGAAGACCTAAAAGAAAGAGTAACCGTACTCTCCTTTGGAGATATGGTAACATCAAAAGACATGCAAGAGTACTATGTAGCCGAAGGGTACAAGCTCTCTGAAAATGTATACACGAAGGTAATATAATGGGTGTAACAGCAGGAATAGCATTAGCAGTTAGTGCAGCAAGTACAGCTGCGAGCTTAAGTGCTTCTGGCAAGGCTAAGAAAGCTCAAGAACGAGCAAACGCAGCACAGATGAAGGCCAACAGGCTGAAGAATCTACAACAGAAGCGGCAATTCATGCGTGGGTTTAGACAAGCACAGGCCAATGTGCTCTCTACGTCTATTGCTAGCGGGATAGGTCTAGGTTCGAGTAGGACACAAGGTACCTTGGGCTCAGAGAGCAGCCAACAAAGGTTAGCACTGCGAGAGTTCCAGCAGTTTGATGAGCTGGGAGTAGAGGTAGCTAATCAACAAAACAAAGCAGCCTCTGCCCAGTTTAGATCACAAGCCTTTGGCGCAGTCGCTAACTTCTCTTCTCAGTTTGTCTCCTTTGGTGGAGGTGGACCAGGTGATAAGATACCTAACACAACTGGCGAACAAGCCTTGGGAGGGACTGGTAGTGGCAACTGAAACAGAAGTGCAACCATCTACCTCTCAATGGGGCCAGACAGTAGAAGACCAAGTTGATAAGCGTGAGACTACACCTATCAGAGATGTCCCCATTGAAGGGGACACAGGCTTCTACGATAAGGCTGGGACGATACTAGACGATACATATGATGTACCGTTCGATCCTGCTATGATTGAAGCAGATAGGGAGAGAGCTCGTGCTAGAGGCAACGCGAATGGCAGAGCACAACCAGAAGTACTGCCTTCTCACGTAGAAGATCAAACGCAGTCCCTAGTTCTAGCTCCTTCCTTGGCTAATCGTACCGATTACCAAGCTAGAGACTTAGCCCAAATAGAGATGCTAGGCACAGATGAGCCATCTAGGTACAATGCAGCAGTAGCTAACAATAAAATAGAGAATGGTATTGTTGATGGCTACCTTGATACAGTAGAAGGCACGGTAGCAGCTGAAGCACAGAGACAGTGGCAAGCTGGCTACCTATCAAAGGACCCTAATCTAAAGTACTTAGAAACTGACAGCCCACAAGAAAGGCAAGATAGATTAGTATCTCTTGTCTCTCGTATGGATGCAGCTAAGATGACGAGTAAGACCTTCCAAGCTACCAGACTATTGTTAGCTGGTGGTGGTAACCTGCCTAGTTCGGATATAGAGAGCATAGTTGGTACTTCATTCTCATATGATGAAGTTGCTCTTATGCAAGAGAATGCTATAAAGAGCAAACAGGCAGAGACTAGACAGATAAGAAATGATCTTGTCCGTGGGTATGCTACTGAGATGAACAAAGATGGTGTGATGGGCTGGATAGGCCAGCACATGACCCCTATATATGCATGGGCAAGTAAGCAGTGGTTCTTAGGCCAGGTAATGGATGAGCTGTCCATGGAAGATGGACCCGACTTCTGGATTGGCGAAAGTAGTAAAGCTCTAAGAGAGCGATTCTCTGATATGTCTCCTGATGTACTACAAGCAGAGATACTTAATTTGAATACAATGGTGGATGAGCTCAATAAGAATCCAGTATTCTATGTGATTGCTAACAACCATAATGTAAAGGAACAGTTTGAGAGAATACTGATAGACCCTGTTCTCAATGGTGAAGCAACAGACCAAGACTGGGACAGATTCTGGGGTAACCTTGAAACTGCTGTTGAAGCTCTAACGCTAGGAGTAGGTGTAGCTAAACTAGGAATGAGGTCAGTGCGTGGCATATATGGAGCCATGGACACTAGCACAGTAGCTAGAACCTCTCGTGAAGTAGGTAATAGAGAGTTCCAAACAGCGTTGGAACAGAATGTAGGTGGTAGATTAGCAGAAGATCTGGGGGTAGACCCCGGCATGGCAACTACGTCTACTAAGTTAGCTCGTCCTGAAGAATTTATTGATGAACGTACTATCCATATGCCAGGAGTAGATCAAGCTACGAGTAGAGCTGATGCGCTAGAGGGAGAGATCCTTAAAGCACATAGAGGCAAGCTAAGTAGAATACTTACAACTGAAGAGAAGGTTGGAGTAGTCAAAGGTGAGATGGATAAGTTACAGCTAGGCGACCACGCTCGCATGGCTCCTGCTATGTCAACCATTGACGATGTAGGTGATGGTGCTATGATCAATGCAGTTCTAACTAAGACTGGCACAGCTGGCTGGAATTCCTTTGACGAGCTCTTACCTGAGCTCCTGCACTTAGATCCCCAATTAGAGAACCTAACTATACTACGACGAAACAATGAAGGAGTCCTAGTACCAGTAGAAATGGATGCAGAAGGACTAGCTCGTGTAGTCACCATGGATCTTAAGAACATGACTGATGCCCAAATAATAAGTAGGTCAGCTGATCTAGATAAGGGGTCAATAGAGTTCCTTATGCTGGAACGAGAGGCAGCTAAGAGAGCTGGTGACATCCGTAGTGTCGATGCTATACTAGGTGATGAGTTCTTCTTGCAGCACCAGCAGTTCCGTGCTTGGCATGTCACTGATAAGGTGGGCTTTGGTGCTGATACTGTCAGACATACAATGATGCCTGACTGGTTCCTCACTCCCAATGCTAGATTTGGAGATAACTTAGTAGGTTCTTTCCTTGAGAACTACAATATACAAGAGCGTGTGACACGACTCTTCGATACTATGTACAAGCCTTACTACTCTCTTGGCGTAAAGAACAAGCGCAAGGTTAACTCTATGTTTGAGTGGTCTGAAGACTGGGCTAAGGAGCACGGACGTGCCCCTGACCTTATTGACTTCCATGCTGAGTTCGGAGACATACCACAGAAGCAAATGGAAGGGCTGATAGCACTACGTAGGGGCATGGACACCCAGTACGAGGTGTTCAATCGTCGCTTATTCCTAGAGATGAAGGGACAAGGATTCAAAACAGGCAAGTCGATAGACCCTGAACTGCCTAGATTCCATGGTAAAGCTCTTGATGATACAGAACTCAAAGGAGTTAAGACAGTGTATGACCCAGTAACACGTAAAAGTGTTACTGTAAATGCTTCTGATCTGCAAGGAATCTACGGAGATGGTGGGGTTATAATGAAATTAGATGTCCCTATAGATGTACCAGGCTCTGGGGGTAAGGTTCAATCCTCTCTAGTAATACTAGATGGTAACAACTATAAGGTAGGGAGCCTTTCACACAATCCATTAGAGTACTACCCCGGGTACAGCTATCGTTTCTATGACGATCCATACTTTGTCAATAAGATTGAAAGTGGGGTAGTGATAGATGGGGCTACTAAGGCAGGCAAAGAGGCAGTAGAGACTGCCTTTAAGACCGCTGGCTCTGCTTTGGAAGCAGAACGCTACTTAGCTCGTATCGCTAACCGATTAGTTGATAGTGCAGGCACTGCCAGATGGGTAGATAAGAAAGACCCCTCTATCATATACAACTTTGAGCGTGGTAGGGACATCAACCAGACCAATAGAACCTTTAGAGAGAAGCAATCTCTCAATAGGGAAGGTCGTTTATTCTGGGATCACCGTAATAGAGAGCGCCTGCTTGACGTAGATGGCAACCAGTCCGAGATTATGGACTTCACCAAGGCCACTGAGCGTGGTACTGCACTTGCGGCTCGCCAGAACATGGAAGAAGACATAATGAGGACCGTTAAGAACGCCTTCGATGGCGAATATAAGGGCATCCTTAAAGAGCTTGAGAGTGTAGTTGTAGATAAGACTGACATGGGTGCTATAATTAAGGGGCTCGGGAGGCTCTTGAACAAAACAGAGGACCTGGACAAGCAGGAGCAGATAAAAAAAGCTATTAAGATTGGTAAGTACATCCGACAGATGGAAGGAGTAGACAGTGCTGTCATTCCGTACATGCGTAGGCAGGTACTACGATCAGCCCAGTGGATGGAGAGGATCACTGGAGGCACAAGAGGAACGAAGTGGCTAGAGAAACATGCAGGAAACATAGACCCTAGTCGTGTGATGAGAGCTATTCCCTTCACTTTGTTTATGATCTTCAGGCCAGCAAGACAGGCACTGTTGCAGATGTCACAGCCTCTGTTCTTAGCTGGCATTGACCCAGTATATGTGCTATCAGGCAAGGGCTTGGTAGACTCACAAGCATTGAAGCGCGGATTTGTTAAGCTATACGATGAGGGGTTCAATGATGGGTTCTCTACTGCTTGGGCAGCCAAGCGCATGGGACTCTCCCAGAAAGAATATAGGAAATTAGTTAAGGAACTGGATAGATCAGGTGTTGTTGATGTAGTAAATGTCAACTCCTTTGCTGGAGGTACAAGAAAGTTCAATAAGGTGGCCCTTCCAAAGGAAGGTAGCCCTACTTCTGCTGCTCTATACGGAGTTAAAGTGGGATCGTCTGCTGTAGTAGATACCCTTAAGAAGGTTGGCTTTGACTTTGGTGAAACGTACAATAAACTAGGTACATTTAACCTAGCTTGGCGTAGACACCTGAAGAGAAAAGGATATAAATCACTTCTTGACATGACAGATAGTGACTGGAGACAGGTAAGACTAGACACTGAGAACCTCTCATTAGCCATGACACGGCCTAACAACGCAGCCTACCAGACTGGTATGATTAGCGTCTCCACGCAGTTCCTAGCGTTCTCTCACAGGGTTGCACTGACCCTTATGGGACAGAATCCAGCCCTGTCAGCGAGAGAAGTAGGCCAAATCTATGCCAGTGGGCTTATGTTGTACGGAGCCAACATGTTTGGTGGAAGGGATCTAGTAGAAGGACACTTGAATGGCATGAATCTAGGGCAGTATGCCCATGAAGAGATTCCTGGTGTTGGTGGTACCCTAGTCGATCTATTGTCAGCAGGTCTTGTCCAGAATGTAGTTAATAATATGTTCTCTCAAGCCTTCGATGATTGGCAAGACTTGGATCTAGAGAATATAGCTCCTGTCCTGAACTTAACACAGTTCTATGACATGCAGTTAACCTCTGCTTACAAAGCTCCTATTAAAACTATGTTTGGTCCCTTCGGTAACCGCTTTAGTGGGCTTATGGATGCCCTAGAGTTTGGTTCTAACCTACAAGAGGGCTTAGGTGAGCTGCCAGCAGCTGACAAGTTTATGATGATTGCTGATATGATAGGCATGGAGCTCTTACCACAGTATGATGACATCCAGATGGCTAAGTTAGGGTGGGAATTGAATAAGCTCTACTCTGAGACTGGTGAATCCACTCAATTAGAGCCTACGCTTCAGTCTTTACTGGCGCGTGGTATCTTTGGTGTTCGTACAATGGATGAATTGTACTCAATGAACATGAATAGAGAGACTCAGAATGAGGATAAGCAAGTACGTAGTATGATCCGTGCTAACCAGCGGTTCCTTAAGCAGTACCTGCAACTCTATAATAAAGGTAAGATAGATAGAAAAACTTTCATGGATGTGTCTCGTATAGTAGGCCACATGTCAGCTCTTGCTCCTGAAGGTAGAAAGATAGAAGTCATAGAAGGCTCTATGTTAGAGAACCTGGATGGTAATGACCCAACAGATACCCCACATCAGCAGTTGCTACGACTAATAGAAGCACAAAAGCTAGATAAAGGACAAGTACTTGTATATGTTAGGAGACTGATCAAAGATCCGCAAGAACAGAAGGATGTGATTGCTTGGGTAAATGATTTGTATTCAGACCCCTCACCAGAAAAGATACGACAGTATCTAATTGAGAATAACCCAGCGCAGAGAGATCAATAATGGCAGAATTAGGCAATATCAACGTAACTCAGACCAACAGTGGAGTCAGCCCTATCTCTAGGGGTGGCGATCTAGCTGCTCTTAACTCTGGGCTCAACCTAACAGGTAAGATTATCACAGAGGCAGCTACGGCTGACGTACGTGGTGACCTAGCAGAGGACTTGAATGAAGAGGTGCAAGCAAGTGGGCAGAGTACATACACTCCTGTAACTGAAGCAGACCTTGAGGCTGCTGGGCTAGCTGATGACGTTAGTGAGCACACTGATTCTCAAGCTATCATAAACTTCAGGAATGAGATGGGCAATGCACAAGCACAGCTCTCCCAAGCTGGTGCTGGTGGAGAACGAACTAGAGCAGAGCTTCGTATGCTTAGGACTGTACAAGAGGCTAAAGCTAAGTATGGCTGGATGAGAGATGAGATCCAGTCCGAAGCCAATAAGTTCATGGCATCTTCGCCTGAGCTAGCAGAGATGGGACTAAGGGATGCAGCAGCTACCGCTACTGGCAAGTCTAGCCCAGACACTGACTACCTAGAAGACATTAAGAAGAGAGCCTATGGCACTGGCCCGAACCAACTTGCTATCGATCCAGATGTCAAGTTTGATAGCTTAGAGTTTGCTGTACAGTACAAGAATAAGATGGCACTGCAACAGAGGACGATAGCTCTTGTCGAGGATGAGAAGTATGCAAAAGCAATAGCTACTAGAGACATCCGACCACTTATTGAGACAGCCACAGCTATGCTTAATGCACCAGAGGGTGAGATTCAGCAGCGGTACAATCTGATCAATGCTCGCATCTCTGAAATGGAGAAGATACGTAGAGACTTCCATGCAGGAGCTGTAACGAGAGGCCAGATGTCCGATCAAGAACGAGTTTGGACTGAGCAAGTTTCATCCATGTCAAGAGAAATTGATAATACCATAGCACAAGCTAGGATAAAGTTTAATAACCAGTTTGCTAAGTTCGTTGGTGACCCACGAGTAGAGGGACTACGTGGTGTATTCAATGCTAGAATGGAAGACTTGAATGTCCTAAAAGCCACACTAGAAGACCAGCCAAGAGAGGTTAAGCTACTGTTAGACACAGCAGCCCGTATATCTGTAGCCAATGCTACTCCAGAGGGTGGGGTACTCCAAGGGTTAATGGATATAATTACAACGTACCCTGAGAATGGCTTTGATATAGTGAATAAGTACACTGGTAGTGGTTCAAACAAGTATGATCTTCACCTGATGTCCCAAGGACTAAGCGCAGAGCTTGAGCAGACGATGGGCAACCTGATAGCAGGTGGGGTTGAGAACTCTGGGGCTGCTTCACCTGACGAGTTAAGGATACGCCAAGAAGAAGCTGCTAGAACTGGCAGAAATAGCCGTTTGACTGCTGTATATCTAGAGGGTAAGACCCCTGAAGAAAGAAGCCAGTTACTTACTACTGATGCTCTTGGGCAAATGCAAACAGTAACTGACATAGCTGCACCTAGGTTTGCTGATGAGCTCTCACAGCGGCAGAGTGCTGACTATCTTAACAACCATGCTACTAACCTCATAACTTTGCAGAACGAGACAAATCGTACTGGCTTAGCGGATGTGCATAGGCGCGAAGTAAGAGCGATGTTAGCTTCACCTAGCACTAGAAGGTTAATTGAGGAAGCAGGGGCAGATGACCCGGCTGTAAGGGCTTTCGGCGCTGCTGTTGCGAAGAATTACTTCGCCCCTGGTGGTGTAGATGAGCTCGGTGCATGGACAGAAGATGTCCTAGACATCTGGGAAGCACCAATTACAGAAATAGGTGGTGTTAGCTTCACTGCGGAAAATACCTTTGTCCTTAATATAGATAAGTTAGTGAGTGACGGTATAGTCAAGCTCACTGTTTCCCCTTCATACGCCGATGCTGTAATAGCATCAGCTCCTGCTGAAATGGGTGTGGCTACTACAGCAATGAATGCTTCATATGGATTAGGTTTAATCGGTGGGACTTCTCGTGATCAGTACATACAGTACGCTACCGAGGCTGCTGAAGCAAAAGCAGCACAGCTGTCTCGTGAAGCCACACAGTATGTGCAGTCAACAGGAAATATGGAGTACTCTCTTACTGGAGAACTGGACTATCAGGCTGCCTTTAATAAACAGCGACACAATCCGAACGCAAGGCGGGATGAACCATCATTGCTTTCACTAGCAAGGGTGTTCGCGCCTGTGGCAGGAGAGAATAACTAATGGCAGCTGGGCCAAAGATCATCAAAGAGGGCATAGAAGCCCTAGCTTCTAAGCAAGCTAAAGGGCTAGCTACGCAAGCTGCTAAGATAGCAGAAAAGAATAAGGAACTTAGCACTAAAGCCTACTGGGATGATGTAGATGCGACCTTAGCTAGGGATATAGAACTGCGTAATGCTAAGGTTACGACCGGAGCTGCACCTGATGCAGAGATTGAGAACATACGACTGAAGAAAGAGCAGGAAGAACTAGCGCAGAATGAGTTTGATCTCTTCGATACCTCGGGCTCCACATTTAACAGAGTGCAGACAACTGATAAGGATCAGTTCAAGCGCAGGTTACATGAACAACTGGCTGATCCAGACTATGCAGCTAAGGCTGTTACCGAAAAAGCCGTTGCCGGGATGGAGTTGAGGGACGTACCAGAGGATTTTGATCTAGCGTTAGCCATTAAGAAGGGCAACCACCAAGAGAACTTGTTCCAGCGTCAAGTGGGCAGGGTCTTTAGGAGAGACAAGAGACGCATGGCGGCTGCACTGGATTGGCTGGAGGATAGTCCATATGTAAATGCAGATGGGACACCCAGAGTCATGGTTCACGTTGAGGAACAGACAGACACAGTACGTGGCTCAAGGGACTTCATTCAATTTGACAGACCTAGAGAGGGTGGCCTCCATAGTGGCTCTAATGCAGCAGCTATTAAAGCTGGCCTACGTGATATTGATGAGGCTATGCGGCAATTCGATGAGTTCGACTCATTCCTTGATGAAGTCTCGGAGGCGTCAGAGTATGAACCTGAGGATATACGTGGTCTTGTTGTTGAAGCACTAGACTCGCACTTCTTCAAGAAGTTCAGTGATGATCCTGATTCTGTCAACGCAGCGTCCCTTTGGGACGAGGTACAAGAAGTCCTAAGTGAAGCTATCGGAGAAGTAGGCGGGGATGTAGGAGAAGTAACCAAGTTCATTGGTAGAGCTAAGCGGCTTAAGACTGCTAACTCTACGCCTCACCTGTTCAAAGGGAAGAACGGACTATACATGAAGGATAGGGGTGGATTCACCACTGACGCAATGGTTAAAGAACTACTAGATATTTTCCCTGAGCAGGAAAAGACGATCCTTGCCTTGACGAACAACGGCACTGGTACAGTAGCCACACAGAAAAGATTACAGTCCTTCATAGAAGACCAAGGGTTCGATCACATTGTGTATCACAATACTGTAGAGGACGTTGGTTCTATATCTATTATTAACTGGAACGAGGATCTATTCATGCCATTGTTTGACCCTAGGCTCTCCGGTGGGAAGCCAGCTAGCACAGCTAGAGCAGCTGCTGCGTACTTCTTGGGTGTACTTGGCGTTAGTAGCCAAATGCCCGGTGATCGTGGTGAAGAGGGCACACTGTAATGCCCTCATTAGGTAAAAGATCCAGAGAAAAGAGAGATCAATGTGAAGTAGAGTTACAGGGAGTACTCGATGAGGCGATCAACCATTTTGATTTTTCTGTTATATGTGGATTCAGAGGAAGAGAGGAACAAGAGCAAGCCTTCGCTGAAGGTAACTCTAACGCACAGTGGGGACAGTCTAAGCACAATGTCTCACCTTCAAGAGCCTTCGACATCATCCCTTACCCACTTGGGTTTGCGGCTGACGACAAGGTTTTCTACGAGATGGCGACTCACGTACTGGGAGCCGCCTCTAAACGTGGAGTATGTCTCCGTTGGGGGGGACACTTCAGAAGTCTTAAGGACTTGGCACACTTTGAACTAATAGGAAAGAACTAGCATGGATGCAGATGACCGTATGAAAGAATTGGAACACAAGATAGATACTATTGTTAAGGCTGAGAGCCCTTTGCAAAAGTATTTTATACAGCTAGTGATGCTTGTCTTCCTAGCAGGTGGGGGTTGGATAACTCTTGCTAGTGTTCAAGCACTGGCACAAGAGAATAAAGAAGCTATAGCACAAGAGCACGAAGACGTAGCAGAGATAGACAAGAAATTAGTACGCATTGAAACGACACAAGAACAGATGAAAGCACAGCTAGAGAGGGCTGCCCGCAGAGCGGAGGCCAATGCTAGAAAACTAGATAAAATCCTAAACAAACTGGAAGATGATTAACTATGGCTAAACTCACACTCACTGATATTGCAGCGGGTTACTTAAGCGTTTCAACATACAACGCTAATAACACTCTGCTTAATGCGGCGGTAGAAAACACACTGTCTAGGGATGGAACATCTCCTAACACCATGGAGGCGCAGCTGGATATGAACAGTCAAAGACTGGTCAATCTTCCTGATGCAGTGGCTAACCAAGAGCCCATTACCCTCTCACAAGCAGCTAGCATAGCTAGTGTCAGTGTATCATTGACACAAGAGAACGTCGGAGCAGTACTCTTTCCTCGCACTGCTGCTGAAGTATCAGCTAGTGTTACACCTACTAACTACTATCACCCTGAAGGCAACATACTAAGGTATGGTGCTACGGGCGATGGCACTACTGATGATACTACTGCTATCCAGAATGCCATTAACGTGCAAAGCTACGGCAATCATAATGCCGTGTACTTTCCAGGTGGTGTCTATGTCGTGTCAGCTTTGTATACTTATTACGATGCCTCTCTCAACACGGGGTACAACAACTCAGGTGCTGGCAACCAACAGAGAATACGATTGGTTGGTGTTGGTCGAATGACCAAAGCAAACTTGCAGACCACCTATGCTGATATGGCTAACTCCACGCTGGGCACAGTGCTAAAGGGTAGTTCAGCTACCTTGTCAGTTATCAACTCTAGTTATGTGTCGGGTGGTTCAAAGCAGGCCGGCAACATTGGCATAGAGAATATGACTATCATTGCAAGTAACAACTCGTGGGTAGTAGACTTCCTAAACATATCGAACGGAGCAGCAGTTAAACAAGTTTTGATAGGCCAGTATGGAACTGGCGGTGGTATGAGATGGAGATCTTGGTTCTTATCAGAGATGAACGATGTCCACATAGTAAATAAGAGCGGGTCAGTACAGAACACTGGACTCTACTTGTTCCAAGACAGTGGTGAGACAGATGGTAGTGTAATGACCTTATCTCAGGTCAGATCAGAGGACTTTGCTTACGGTCAAGTCATTGGTGGACTTGACTCAGCAGCTACTTTGGTTAGTGGTCGAGTTATTATGGATGGGTGTAGTACTAACTCTTGTACTGTCGGTGCTTTCTTGGGTGCTAACCTCAAGACTATCCACTTGAGAGGATGCTCCTATGCAGATGGAGCAACCAGTGTCGGCATCATGGTTGGTGAAACCTGTAGAACAGTTATGATTGAGAGTTGTCGTATCAATGCTGCCATTGGTATCTACTTAGGTAAGCAGTTGACAACATCGGCCACTGTATCTGATGTCACCATTAACAATAACTGGATTACATTGTCAGATGCTCTTGTTACTGATGCTGCTTACACCTACCAAACCTCAGGTGTGGGGGTGTGGGTAGGTACTGCTGTATCGCGAGTCACTCTAACTAACAATGACTTCACAGGAGAGAATGACAGTACTACCGAGCAGTACTGTGTGTACATGGAAGATACGGGTGCTAACGTAAACTTCTGGAATGGCAACACGTCCTCGGTGCTGAAGACAGGTAACAGGGTCAGAGACTTTACTGTCTATCAAGATGGCAATGATAACATTGATCATATGAACATAGGTGGTGTTACCCACGCAGGTAGAGTAGCAGCACCTACTGCTGGAACATACAACCTTGGGCATCTCTTCTGGAACAATGTCCCAGCTTTAACTGAGCAGATGGGTTGGATCTGTACCGTTGCCGGTACGAGTGGCGCACTCTCAAGTACTACCATTAGTACCACCTCTGGTTCTGCTACTGTCACAGTAACCGCAGGAGATATTCCAGGGGATGGCACGTACATCAATATAACCGGGGTGACAGGAACCAAGAAGGTTCTAAAGCATACCGCTGCCAGTACTCTGGTATTGGACAGCACCTGTGATGCCACCGTAGTTAGTGGTTCAACAGCAAACCAAGCATTTACATTTGAAGACATTGGTGCGCAGATTGCGTAAAGGGTAAGGTTAAGATGGAAGCAGTAATTGGATTAGTAGTATTTGTAGCAGCAGTCGCGGGGATATTTATCATCCTACGTGGGACACAGGAGAAACCTAAGGATGTGCCAGACGGCAAAAGGCCAGACGGCGACAAGGAAGGGGATCGTATGAGGCATAAGAAGTAATGGGCAAAGCATGGTATAAGAGTAAGACTATGTGGGTTAATCTCCTAGTAGTCGGGGGTGCAGTAGTGAGTGGAGTGGTGGGGCTAGTCCCCACTCTCCAGCCACTGGTTGAGCCTAACACGTATGCCCTATTGATGTTTAGTGCGGGTGTTGTTAACTTAGTACTACGTGCTGTGACAGACACAGCCATTGGAATTAAAGAGAGTGCTGATGTTGACGAAACTTAAGTTGTATGGTATAGCAACACTGGGGGTGTTGTTCACAGTGCTTGCAGTCTTCAGCAGAACGATGAAGAATCAGAGGGATATAGCTCGAAGGAATGTCGAGCATCTCAAGGCCACGGTTCACGCGGAGAGAGTAAAGAAGAAGATAGTAAAAGAAGAAAGAGTCATAGAGAGTAGCCGAAGAGCTACTCTTGTCAATCAAATCAAAGAGAAGAAGAAACAAGAAGAAGGAAAGGAGAACAACTTTGAAGGGATTGATAATCTTAACAACCCTAATGATTATTAGTGGTTGTGTATCTAACAACGTAATAGAACCATTATGCCTACCTGATAGACCACCACTAGAACCAATAACAACTGTAGAGCAGATGAGTATCAATGCTCAAACACTAAGGAAGATAGCTGACAATGACCTCAAGCTCAAGACATACGTTAGAACAGCCGAGCGACTCGCAAGAGAGCACAACAAACAGTTCAAGTCCGAGTGTCTATAGGATAGCAGTGGTCAAGTGGGGTGATGCGTTCATTGAGAGTGACGACTTCACCTACGAGGATGCAGTAGCTACTGAACCAGTGTGGCGTACCACTGTAGGCTACCTCATATGTAGAAACCGGTACGGGTATGTACTGGCAACTGACGTATACAATGATTTAGATGAGATAGCAGGGAAGTTGTTTGTTCCCCATGGTATGGTAGCGGACATCCGATACTTGACTTAACAACCACTCGCCCGCACACAAGAAGGCCCCCATTAAGGGGGCCTTTTGCGTTCTACCATAGTCGTTTAGCCAGCTCATCCTCAGGTAGTATCCTTACCTCCCTTGCGGTGGTCTTTAGCGAATGACTTGATCGGGGTACTGTCCGGTATGCGCCCGTCAAGCAGGTCATACGGATCTTTAGCCTTGTCCAGTATGGGGACTGCCTTCCAGATCCTCTTAGTATCAAGGCTGCCGCATGAGCTACAGCAAGGGGCAGACGCTCCCGGCTTAGCTCTGTATTCAAACGTATCATTACAATTGTTACATCTCCCATCATATATATTCATAACTCACATGCTCCTCCAGCACAGGCTAGCTCCTGAGAGCTTGTAGTGCTGTCTGTCTCCTCTTCTAGTTGATCCCAAGGGATAGGCCCATTAGCCCCACTAACGTGGCTACGGACCACGTACTCCTCGTGAAGGATAGGTTGATAAGGTGCTTGTTGGTACACACTATCATCGTATGGGAAGAAGGACACACCTGACATGATGTCCATGTTCTCATACACCCATGACCCTACCTTAAGCCACTCATCCTCCCTCACATAGATACTCACACTAGGCTTGTGCTCACACCAGTACTCGTTGTATGTCTTCCATAGCTCCAGCTGGGCAATTGGGTCGATATCTTCTACTGTGACACTGGATTCGGGTGCTCGTATGGGCCACTCGAAGACCATGTTATTGGGGTTGGTGACATCCACGCTGTGTGGTACACCATGTTCGACGAGCAGGTCGGTGAGTGGATCTTTAATGTCTTGACGGGTTGTTCTAACATATTGTCTAGCATACCTGGGATGAATTCCTGAGGCACAATCCACCAGTTGGCTAACTGTTCCACTAGGCTTGACACAGGTAATGGCAGCGCTGGGTTCGATACCCAGTTTCTTGGCCCACTTCTTATTCGTAGCGATAGCATGATCCTTTAACTCCGTCAATGTCTGAGGGAGTAGGGCTCCCTTAATACCAGGTTCTCCATTGAGTATGGGACAGTCCATGATACCAGTTAAGCTTACACCTAGTAAGCGTTCCTCTTCACAGTTCTGCTTCCATCTCTTACCTAGGTAGCGGAAGTCAGTCAACGTAGACTGTATCGTACCAAGGATAGTAGCCATCTCTACCTTTCGTTTAAGGTCAGCCATATCGTCAGTAGGTCGGCAGACTGCTTCACTGAGGTTGCAGAATTGTCTCGACCTGAGGATGATTTCGGAGCAGGGATTACATCCCCACTCATAGGACGGATCTCTCCTCTCTGGCATATTACTTGCAGCCGCAGGTCTGGAGAAAATGCCCCTTTCGCCGGACTTGGATTCGATAAGGGCAGTCCATTCTTTAAGAAACAATCCAAGATCAGGGGCTTCCGAGTAGACAACGCTGTTATTCGCGAGTGCTCTATGAGGGCTCGGGATATACCATTGCCCTGACTTAGCACTGCGGAGCCTATCAGAAGTTGCGTTCCCAAGACTAATAAGAGCGCTCCTCCTAACCCCGCCCGCCACAATGATCTCAGCGATCTTGCAGATGAGGTCGTGTACTTCCAATTCATTTAACTTTCTCCCTTTGGCTTGCTTGAATAGGTTGATTGTATAGGTACAAAGGTTCTGTAGTGGCTCTGGCCCACTTGCTCTACCCCCAAATGTCCGTAGTATTTCTCCGCTTGCTCGGACATTACTAAAGTCGAGGCTCGGTATGAGTCCGTCATAGAGTAGCGATATGAGCTTCCGGTAGGATGTAGCCCAACCGATGCGGGAGTCTGCGACATGTAGTGTCGTTGTACCATCATCGAAGAACTCTTCTGCAATGGTTGGCAGCTTATCAATAACGTGTCGTTCCACGCTAAATCCAACACCAGTCCCACACATGAGTATGTACATGATCTCATCGAACACTCTCCTGTCGTCAACTGCTACATAAGCACAGTTGTATCCTGCTACGTTGTCCCTATCTAGGGCTGGGCCTGCTGTCATCAAGGCTCTCATGCTGGGCATGACCTCTAGGTCCAGTATAGCTTTGCGTATTGCCTTATACTTAATTGACAACTCAGGTTGCTTCTCTAGCATGGCATCCATGTACCTGTCCACTGTCTCCTCCCATGTCTCTCGCCTATTCTCCTCTGGGAGATAGCGAGCATACTTGGATTGGTGGATGTACTTCTGGTAGTCGTTCATCACAGGTAGTTCTCCTCAATGTACTCGGCTACCAACGCAGGGAAGGCAGCCATGAGGTCTTCAGTTGTAATTCCCAGATCACCTACCAAGGTGTCTGGGTCCAAGTTACTAAGTAGTTCTTCGTAGTAGTCATAGTCATTCATTAGGCTGACCTCGTGAGTACGTTCTGGCTTGTGGTTCTTGCTTGCTTACGTGATCGGAGTGGTGTTCCACACTTCTTACATGAGTACCTGTCGTAGCTTGCTGTCTTTGTGTTGTGTTGCGTACCCTTCTTAACCAGATCCCTGCTGCCACAGTTCGTACAGGTGGGGGACTTGGGGTCGTCGATGTACATGCCGACATTAGGGTGGCCTTTGATCCACGGTAACAGCTTCTTGTACAACTTAGGCAACAAGCGTACATCCTGCTTGTTATACTTCTCCATAACTTTCCAATCATTTACATTGCCTTCCATACATCCGTACCATAGTTCGATGCCAGCATGTTGTACCTTGGCACCTAACCCCAGTGCTCTACATACCCAGTCCAGCTTATTGGAGGCGAACTTAAAGTTCTGCCGTACCGCACTAAGCAGGTCTATCTGTTGGTATGCACTAGGTGGGGGCAGGTCTGCTAGTATGAACTCTCTATTGAGATGCTTCATGTCGAAGCTCTTACCATTGTAATGTACCACTGCATCAGCCTCGTCAATGAGGTCCCACATATCTTGGATACATTCCTTATCCTTAATGGAACGGAAGATAATCTCCCGATCCCCTTCCCACTTAGCAGCCCAACACAGAACCTTAGTAGGTTCCTTGATCTGTCCAATGGGTATAAACTTGGGGAATAGATTCCAGAACGTCCCAAGGTGGGGCGTAGTCTCTATGTCCAAGTAAAGTATCTTCATATTATGTAGTGGTCTAGCCATGTAACCATTCCTGTAGTGGATGTCCAATTGCATACTCAATGTCGTGCGACATGCACCAGTCTGAGTAATAGGTGTTACTGTTCTTATGTATCTTGTTGTCTCGCATGAATAGCATTACGATGCGTAGTTCAGGGTGTGCCTCTCTCACTGCGATGTGCTTACGCCTATCCGCAGCTGTGAACCTACCCTTTGTTTCAATAATGACACCATTGTCCAAGAAGAAGTCTGGTGTATACCAGCCTGTTCTAATAAGCTCAGTAGAGCCACACTCTCCGCATCGTGCCATGTTCTTACGCAGCATTTCATCGTACTCGTATGAGTAGGTTTCGTACGTAAATTTAATACCAGCATCTTTCAACTCCTTTGCAATACGATCCTCAAACTTGGATCGCCTGCCACTAGCTAACGCTTTCTTCCTTGCCATACTCCCACTCCTTTAGAAGTTCTAGATAGTGAATTGCCTTATCTATATCCTTGACACCATGCTTACGGTGGTGTCTACAGATGTACTTGATTGCGTTACCCTCACACCAAGTGAGGCCATTCTTAAAGATGAACTCACTGGGCTGTATAACACAGTCCTTGTAGTGTGTTCCACCTATCTGCACATCACTGGCACTCATGCCATTGAATCTTTCAACTTCACCGTCTTGTAGCCTTAGGTTACCCATCTTTGTTCTCCTCCAGTGCTGTTAAAGCGTTATACAGGGCATTCATAAAAAAGCCCTCTTGATAGTCGGTTGGATGCGCAACATTATCTTCTACGTCTTGTGCTGCCTTTGCTACAGCCTCAAGCTGTTCGACCTTACAGTAAACACAATCAAAGCCAGAGCCATGTCGGTCTACATCTTCTTTCTCATGCCGCTCACAGGGATTCATCTTTGTCCTCCAGTGCTGCTTCTAACATATCAGCCACATCAAAATGTATCTGATAATATGGGGCTTTCTCGGTATACAGGTTACTTATGGTGTCCCTAATGGCAGCCTCAAGCTGGGCTATGCGCTTTAACAATGGTTTGTTTGCATCTACAAGCACCTGCTCATTGTCTTCCGTAGCCTTTAGTTGTGCCTCAAGCTGTTCGATCTCAGCTACGTTTGGGCATCTACGGTTCATGCAGTCACTCATCTTTGTCCCCTGTAATCTCTGGGCACCTAGGTTCTCTTCCCACTTCAGTAAACCACACTGGACCCTGATTGTATAGGAATCCTCTGAGTCCCTTGCCATTGTTACTATCCTTCCAGCATCGCTGTTTGTATGAGCAGTAAGAGCAGGCCATAGGCAAGCTCATGTTACCTGATTTGCCGTATGGTTGTGGACTATAGAACTGAGCCACATCCTCCTCTTGCTGGTCCACTGCGTATATAATACGTCTTGCCTTGAGTTCAAGTTCTGCTTTGTCTGGAACGTCAGCTCTCGTATATGATATGTGTCCATTCTGTTTGTCGATCCATATAAATCCAACATCCACTGAGCTGGGAGACAGGTCGTTAAACGCCCGATAAAACCCCAGCTGCTCAAGGTATCCGAACGAGTCGTTCGTAGGGTCAATGCCATCCTTGTACCTCTTATATCCAAAGCTAGATGTTGACTTAACATCTATCAATACACCATCAACGATCCCATCTATCCGTCCACTGATCATCCAGTCGTCCAGCTGTGTCTCTACCCTTGCTTGCGCCTCTTCCACTGTGTGACCAGCTGACTCTGCGAAGTAGAGGACAGCTTCTTCAAGTATGTTCCCATAAAGGAACTTGAACTTAGTATTACCTGTTAGTTTCTCACCAAGCTGTGGCATATTAAAGTTATACCAATGCTGTCGAAGGCATCGTTTTCCCAGGTCACTAGCCCATAGCTTGCCTTTCTCACGAGGCTTGTTTCTTTCATCTGTAGCCTTATCAAACTCTCCACCAATTCGTTTTGAATATGCAGCGACCAGTTCTGGGTCCGATTCGTGGTGCGTAGAGCTATCGAGCAGCTCATATATATCCTCTCCTATCTTATCAATAGTCTTCATTGATTACATTTCCTTGTACACACATGCCTCTATGATTATCAGCGGCCTCAATCCATTCAGACAAGGCAGCTGTACAAGCTGCCTCGTCATTGAACAGACCGATAGATCCGCTACCATCCATGCCTAGTAGCCAGATTATCAGTACCCATTTCATACTAGCTTACTCCTACTTGATCCCAACGGTGTGCGTTGTAGATAGATCGGACAATAGGGGTAGTTACTTCTTCTTTCCCAAACCCATCACCTGTTTCTACTACGTTCTCCACTATGAGGAGCGCATTGTTAGGGGTGAGCTGCGCATCATAGTCCCCTTCATACACATGACCATCATCATCGTCTTTCAATAGTACAATTACTTTACTCATTAACAATACTCCGTTCTGCTGCAATAGCCTGCATCTGCATGATGTCCTGACCTGACCCGAAGTCAGCTACGATCAGGGCGATCTCTAACAACTTACGCAAGTACTCCTGCTCATTGTTAGGCTTGAATAACCCTGCCGTCGTTAGGTGCTCTACAATCTCTACTGCTCGGTTCATTGAAGATTGACGGATGATACTCATCTGTCCATCAGTTGGATCAATGGGGAACTTACTCTTAGCCCCACCTTTCCAACCTCCTCCACCACCACCGCCGAAGTTACCCTTAGCTACAGGGGCTGGTGCTGATGTCAACTGTGACACAGGTGGCAGTCCTTCACCACTTGCTGTTACCTTCTGGATCTCATTGAACTTCTTGTCAACACCGATGTTAATCATCTCACCCTGTTGGTGCTCACGATTGAACCCGGTGCTAATCGTAGTACCATCAACCTCGATGTAGTTGATAGTTACATTACGTCCAGCCTTGCTGGTCTTGTCCTTAGAGAACGAACGATCTACTACGCCTTTAACTTGATACGCCATTATTTTATTTCCATGTTGGGCCACGTTCCTCAGACATACTGAGGGGTACGGGCAGGTTATATTTACTTTCTACTCTGGTGCAGGCTTGATTAAGTAGGGTCTTAATCGACCAGCCTCTCTGTACTTCTAGCAGGATGCTATCGTGTACAGTCAATACGAATTTGATAGGGTCACTTTGTTGCTGTACTCTAGACCACATCTCATATAGAGTACCCATTACTATGTCACCACCACAGAACCCTTGGATAGGGTAGTTAGCTGCCTGTTGGGGGCTGAAGCTATAGCTTCTCCCTGTCTGAGCCCTCATCCACTGAGGTGACTTACCTTGTTGAAACAAGTATCGTCGTCCACTGGTGGGACACTCATACAGTGAGGCATACACCTGCTCACCATCCTTGATGCCGAAGGGTTCCATATTGGTACGTATCTCTTCTAGTACAGACTCTTGCCACTTCTTAACTACTGGGTAGTTATGATAGAAGGAAGAGATGAGCTTCTTAACTATCGCTATGTCTACCCCAGTCTGATGTGATAAGCCATTAGCTTTACCACCATACAGTATACCGAAGTTGACATTCTTTACCTTAGTCCTGTCCTCCTTAGTCATCTCACTTGGGTACTTCCATCCCATTACTGACTTGCCAGTCTCATAGTGTGTGTCTGCTCCTGTCTTCAAGTGATCCTGTAGTACTTGATCACCACTGACACAGGCAGCACCCACTATCTCTAGCTGATCGAAGTCAACCTCTACCATCTCATCAGCACCCATATCATGTGGTATGATGAGATCCCTCACTATGGTAGGCATGTTCTGTCCATTAGGATTAGAACTTGACAACCTACCAGTGTTAGTTACTGTCGTGTTAAGCTTAGGATAGATGCACCCTTGCAGTGCTGCTTGCTCTAGCATGGGTGACACATAGGTACTGAGTACCTTCTGTGCTTTACGGTGCTCAAGCACTGACTCACATAGTGGTATGTTGATCTTACTTAGTACATCCTCTGCCATTGGGTAGCCCAGGTTAGTGATCTTAGCCTTACCGAAGTGCTGCTGCACAATGTGGTTCTCAAGTGCTGCTCCTTTACCTACCTTGAATCCAAGCTCCCACTTACCTGTCACCTTAATCGTCTTAGGTACACCAGTGAGCAGGAAGCTAGTCATGCGAGCTCCCATTGCCTTGATGTACTTACCCTTGGGGGTTACGTTAGGGTCGAAGTCGTCGTCAGATAGCACACTACCATCTTGCCAACAACAGTTGTACCTAATATAATTTTCCACACCTAATAACCTAGCATCACACGTAGCTTGTAGTGTGCTGCATAGTTGTTGTGCCTTAGGTACATCTACCCTGAGTCCATTCAACTCCATCTCTGCTAGGGGCAGGATGTAGTCCATGTCACAGTCATAGTTGTCTCTCTGCTGTGCCCGCCGTAGCTCATGTAGCATTAGGACATCGTTGACAAGGTACTCTTCAAGTGTCTGAGTATCAATGTCCTCCATCTTAATGCCTGTCTTGAGGATAGCACCTAGGTCTAGTGTCTTCTTCAATGGGATACCACGTAGGGCACAAGCATCACCGATAGAGGTGAACTTCTGCCAGTGTCCAGACACCCTGTACTCATAGGTCATGGTGTCCCATACATGTATCTTGTGCCAAGGGATGTCATTGCGGTGGTATCTAAGTAGGTACTTAATATCGAACTTAGCATTGTGTGCTACCAGTGTAACATCATGTGTTAAACACACTGACTTGATAACATCAGCGAGATGCTGCAAATCACCAGTAACAGTAGGCCCATAGTTTACCTTCCAACCTGCCACTAGGCATCGGTTGTTATCCCAGTGTGCTTCAGGGCTGTCCTTATTGACACCACCATTAACAGTACACTCTAGGTCAAAGTATATATACTTCACGGGGTACTCCTTGAGTTAGTAGTATGGTTCACTGATGTGAACCTGCCTGTATCAATGTTAAACTTAACTTCGCACTTGATGTGCTTCTCCTTCGACACTGTACAAGGTGCAGGTGGCAGCTTGTTCTTAGCTACATGTAGGTAGCGTCTGTGATCCACGATAGGATCATCAGTGCCAATCATAATGAGTGCATCAGCCTCACCTTGCAGTGCTGTCTTAGATTTATAGATCCGATCTTGTGGTATGAACTGCATCCCTTCAGCTGAAGGGTCAGCCTGTACTATAGCAATCACAGGGCCATACTGCTGTGCTATACGTCTGCACTCCTCACCTAGTTCCTGGAACTTATCATGGTCTTCCTTCTTGCCAGTACCACCCACCTTAAGCAGTACGTTGATAGCAATGAGGTCATACTTCTTATTCTCTAGTTCCTTATGGATACTAGCTATGGTCATGTTGGTGTCGTGGCATAAGTCCCACTGTGATGTCCCTAACCAAGCTTCGTAGTCAGCTTGATACTTAACGGGATCTGTAAGTAGTTGCCTGTAATCCATATCCAAAGCTGATGATACCATGCGACTGTAAACTTTACTTGGCTCTTCCTCGTTGTTAAAGATAATTGCATTGCCATCTGTTTGCTCCAACATGTGTGACATCTCAGACACTAGGAAGCTAGTGCCTCCTACCTCTGGACGTTTAGCCACGATACAGAAGTCACCAGTTCGTAGTGGTCCCACCGACCTATTGAGGTCCTCGATCCTCCAATAGAACCCACCTGTTCTGGCTTGCTGTGCGAGCTGATCCAGTGTGAGGATAACTTGTGTACTACCATCATTGGTAGTGGCTTGCTTGCCAAAACTGCGCACTTCCACTTCCGCTTGCTCAACGGTAATTGTCCCGGCATCCATTTGTTCTGAGATACCTTTGTATAAATTCTTACCCTTAAGATAGGTGAGAGCTTCCATAAATCCTGATCTGTCCGGGTTAGTCCGGTTGATAATTCTGTCCACCATCTTTCCGTACAGCCCTGCTTCTTCGGGCTTCCATTGGGGATGCTCTTGCACCCTTTGCCACATCTTAAAATCATCACCAATCTCCTGCGCAGTGGGGTGTGACTTGAAGTACTTGCCGAAGTCATTCAACATCATCCAACTTTCCTTAACACATAGTGTCTTATCAACTACACCTTGTAGTTCAAAGTACCTGTCCCTCTTAGACATCCACTTAAGGATGTCAAGGTCTATACTATCCATTACATGTCTCCTCTAGTATGTCAAGGATTGTCCTTGGATTGTAGTGCTTAGGATCTGAGTACTTTATGTCTACTAGCTCTACGTCACCATCACTCATTAGTTGTAGTGTCCTTGCCATTGACGATGCTGCATTGATAACACTAGGGCTATCATTATCTAACCAAACAACAGTGCTGTGCCCTAGACACAACTCCAATAGCTGGACGTTAGTACGTACACCGTGGTTAGCTATGGCTGCCACGTTGGTAGTACCTAGCTTACGGTAAGCTTCCAGTACATGGATAGCTGACAGCGAGTCCTCTACTATCACGAAGTTGGTAGCATCCTTCTCACCAAAGTAACTGTACCCTCTGTCCCTATTGGATAGGACAGTAGTATACTTAGGTTGCTTAGTAGCTGGAGCTACATTACGTAGCTGGTAGCCAGTGAAGAAAGAATTCTCATTGTACCTAGGTATATATACCTTACCTTCAGGTGTCATGGCTATGTTCCACTCATCTAACATCCCCTGTGTAATTTTATTGGCAATAGCCCAAGCTCTACCAAAGGTAGTGAAGTCACCCAACTGGATAATCAAGTTAGGTACTGGTGTTACCTTATCACTTACCTGTATTGATGATGACCTAGGCTGGTGTAACCTATCACGGTACTGGTCGAAGCCCTTGCTGTACACACCACTGTAACCACAGTTGTGACAGTACCCTAATGTCTTACTAGCCTCACCAAGCTGGCGAGTCAAGTACAACCTACGTCTAGTGTCCTCACCTGCTGAACAGTCAGTGTGGTTAACTCTGGTTGTCTCACCTGGGGCTAAGTCTTCAATCGTTTGGTCGTGGAGTTTCATGTTGATGTGGGGCATGTTCCTTGTCCTCCTCTACCTCAGGGTATATCATTTCCATATCGTCGGGGTGACGATAGATGCTATTAAAGTAGCGTCTTACTTCCTCTTCACTAGGCATCTTCTTCATCGTCATCCCCTAGGTGTGCTGTAGTTAGACCATCATGCTCTGATAAAGTTCCATTGGCTGCATGGTACATCAAGGTCATAAGCTGTAACTCATTGAACAACCTACATAAAGTGTTGTATGATACTAGCCCATAGTATACTAGCCCCGCCACTGCTGCGAAGGCACCAGTGGCAATCCAGTTCTCTACCTGTACTGAGAATATCCCAGCAGCTGTTGGTAAGGCCAACAGTGCAGCGTACCAAGTATTACTTAATGCTTGTGCATACTTCATCTCTACTACCTTAATCTCATCCTCTTCGGTATTCATTGTATCCATCCTTTATAATTGTAAACAGTTCATGGTTAATTTGTGTTGGGTCGTCGATTACTACGTAGTTATTATAGTATCCCTTCACTGCCTCACTACGTATACCTACTCCCCACATTTCTATCTTGTGATCCTTCTGGATCTTATCAGTAATGAATCGCAGTGCAGTACCGGGGTTACCCTTGTAGCTACCAGTTGGTGACCCATCACTGAGTACCATCAGGATCTTACGTGACTCCTTACGTTTAAGTAGCTCATTGTATGCCCAGTTAACAGCATCAGCATCGTTGTTACCTGAGCTGTAGTTGCAGAACTTAGAGAACCTATCAGCTATGTCCTGTTGCTTAGTGCCCCTCGTATTGAAGCGCTTCACATAGCCTATGTCACACTCAGACCTACGGTTAGAGAACAGTGCCAGTGCTACTGGTACTCGGAGCTGTCGTTCAAACGTATGTACTAGCCGCTGACTTGCATCAGCTGCATACTCCATCTTAGCACCACACATGCTACCTGACCAGTCAGTTAGTACGAAGATCGCAGTGTCCTTCATCTCCTGCTTAGTCTGGTTGTAGAACAGCCGCTTGTTGTACTCACCACCATCTACAGGTGGGAGTGCAAGCCTAACTATGGCACTGCGGTTAAGCCTGCCACTGTACTGCTCTGGGTTCATCTTAGTTCTAGCTTGTGCTTGGATGTATCTACGTATCTGATTAGCGAAGGCACGAGTCTCACTATGGTCACCCATAAAATTCTTAGGTGATTCTCTCCATGTACCAAGCGACCCACCTTTATACTCTAGGTCAACCACGTTAACCTTAGAGGTAGGCATCAGGCTGACACCCCGCTTATCATGGTAACCTTCCCAGTCTAGACCGAACCCACCATTAGACTTCTCACCTGAGGACTTCCACTCATCATGTTCAGATAGTACTACGTCCTTCCAACTAATGACGCGCCCCTCTTGGGGTGCACCCTCATCATCACTATCGCTGTCCTCACCTAACTGCTCAGGTTCCCCTTCCTTACCATGTGCATCCTCAAAGGTATCACCTGATGTATCTCTAGGTGGTGCCTTGGGTTCTTCAACAGCATCTGGATCTGGCATAGTGCCAGCTGCCTCACGTAGCTTCTCGTACTCCTCATCCTTACCTGGGTACAGTCTCTTAGCTAAGTCAATAGCTAGGTTCCAACAATCGTACTCATTAACAGTAGCTCGGAACTTATCAACATACCCCTCATCTCTAAGCTCACCGTATAGTTGCTTGGCCTTAGGTGGCAGTACATCTATGTACGCAGCCACGTTATCAACTGACTCCTTGTCCCAATTTAACCGTGACTCCTGATAGATAGCAAGACATGCTATTGGAGCCATGTCTATGTTGTTATTAACACCGTGTTCCTTGGCACCCTCTACTATCTTGCCTATCACTATGTTATTCATAGTGGCTAGTGCTTTGCGATCACCTAACCAAGCGTTAGCTCGGTCACGTTCCATCCCATCATCCTCTACTATGTTAAACAATCCACATACATGCTCAGGTGGTCGCACCTTATTAAGAATCTTAAGTGCTTGTGGCCTTAGGTGGTGACCACACTCATGTATCACTAGACCATACAGTCTATCAACTGCCTCTTGTGTCACTGGGTGTGTGACTGGAGGTAAAGTAATCGTAGTCTCAGTAGTGTAGGCTGTATCTGCCCACTGATCGAACTCTACCCTAACTCCCATATCATCACACCTACGCTTGCATACATTAAGGACGTTGTTAACATCCAGTACACTCATAGGTTTATTTTCCATGGATTTGCCTCGCGAATACTTGGTGGAATATATCTTCAAGGATCTTCTTATCCTCGGTGCCTAGCTTATTGTAGAAGGACAGCTTAAGTCCTGCTCCGATGTTACCCATCAGCTCTATCTTATTAGCCCATGCTAACAGCCCTCGTACTGACATGGTTGCCATCATGTTCTGTTTCTTAAAGGCAGTACGTACCTTCTGAGCTACGTCAATCATCCCATTGATGATGTCGTCATTCAATCCGCTATACTTCTGGAGTATCTTACGTTCCTCTGGCTTGCCAAGGTACGGTACTTCAATGGTGCTATCAATACGATCCAGTGTACTAGCATCCTGTACTTCAGCATCGAAGATGCCTGTCTCATCACCACTACCAGTGGTATTGTCAGTCAATACATACCACCACTTATTAGCTGGAGCCTTAAGCTTACGCTCATCAGCTGTCCTGCCCGGTGCATCTGGTAACAGAACGGTGCGGTTAGTCTTCTCTCGTAGAGACTGGAGGACAAGGGCACTGTTATGCCTGAAGCTCTCATCTTCGCAGAAGATTCCACCATAACGCAAGCTGTCCGTAAGGATAGTGGGTTCCTGTTTAATGTACATCTGCCCTTCATCGTTATACTCCACACTAGGTGAACCTAGGAAGTGTGTCTCTCTAGTCTCACGGTTACAAGACATCCTCCAGAAGGGTATGTTAAGTGTAGCACACCAGTTCATTGGCAAGCATGTCTTACCTGTACCTTGGAGTCCATGTAACAGGGTAGTGTCACCCTCATGCATAGCTAAAGCGAACGCTTCAGTTACCTTGCGATTCCATACCCAGTTAGGGTCAAGAGTAGGGATATGTAACCTTGCCTCTACGTCCCAGTCCTCTGCCTTGAACACAGTGATTGGGATGTCAGGTATAGTGGTCGGCTTCCAGAACAGTTCACTAAAGAGCTTCTGTCCTGCCAATCCCTTAAATGTACGCACCTCTATCTGATCGAACGGATCAATTACGGGTGGTGGTTCAGCTTGTTGTTCCTCCTCACCTATATGGTTGCCTCGCTTGAGGTTCTCAACTACTTCAGATCCATACAGATCCTGTAATGACTGTGCCATTATGAGTGCTCCTTGTCGTCAGCCTGGATTCCATTGATAGATACAATCTCTACCTTAAGCTCCACCTTAGTGGCCTTGTCACCTTCACCCATGTCTGCTACTATGTAGCTAGTACCGTTGTCACTCTCAAACATCTGCGTTAACAACGTGCGAATGAACTCATCCATCTTAAGGTTAAGTCCGTCTTCCCATACCTGCTCTAACTCAAACTCATTGCTCATTGTCCATCTCCTCTTTAATAATCTGTCCGTATGTAGCTGGAAGGTTGTTGATGTGCTTACATATCAACTGGTACTCAGCCTCGTCTTCAATCTCAGTTACACCTGATACACTGTACATCATGGTGTCGTCCCAACATGACTGCTTTGAATCATCATCCCATTCGGGAGTATTGTGGCACTCACCTGCTAGTGCAATGGTGCCAGCCTCATCATATGAGGTTGCTGCTACACCTACGATAGCTGTCTTCTCATAGCCATGTATGTTTAGCTCCAATCGTACTACATAATTATTCATCACTGTCTCCAAGTTTCCCTACGTTGATAGCGTAGTCCTCATCAGGCTTAAACCTGTGCCATGTCTCACCATTACTAAATGTATACTCATCCTCACTTCCCCAAAGGGAGTGAGTATGTATTACATCAATGACTAATGCAATCAAAGAGAATATCTCCTTGTCTTGCTCCACTATGTGGAGTCTCATCTCATCCTTAGTCATGTCAACACCACTTGTATGAAGTCGATTGCTGGTCGAGTGTCCTCTGCTCTATCAACAGCTGCTTCAGGGTAAAGCACTGGGATGCCATCGTCTTCTGCATCTTGTGCAGCTGGTAGAACGTGCCGAAATTGATCCCCTTCGTCCAGTTCTTGGCCACTACCTTTCTCGTACTCAGTTGTATCCTCATCACTATCACTGAACTCCTCAAGGACAGCTATTATACGCTCCTCCATGTCTGTTTCTATTTCAACAGCAGCAGTTGCTATTAGCAGCGGCTCCTCACTAGGCATAGCAGCAGTGGAACTAGTAATACGCATCCTATCCCATGCCCAGCCCTTCTCCTTATCCTCCGGTGTCATCTGGTACCACGCATCATAATAGATGCCCGGCAATCCAGCTGGATCACTCGTTAACTTCAGCTTCATCATCCTCTCCTTCCGTAACACAATCACTTCGTTCTTGTGTTACGAAGGAGAGGGTATCCAGCCCCTCTTTCAGTAACAACACGAGCGCAAGCAGTAAGACACCGGGTATTAAGAACACCATTGCCCAGAAATCCAGTACATATAATGTACCTAACCCTATAAGACGGGCTATCTTAGTTACTGTTTTCATTAGCGTTTCTCCACCATCATACACCGTTGCCACTCATCTGTACTGGTGTTATAGAACTCTCTGCATTTAGAGGGCAGATGAACCCTCGATTCAATAGCTTCACGTTCCATTGCAGCAGGTACATTAGGGTACACTGCATCCAGTATAGCTACCACTGTCATGCCTGTCAGACATAGGATCACACCTAGTGTGAGCACATCTTCAATCACCTGTTTAGTTAGGCGGTTCATTAGTGTACTCCTCATATGCCTCGTTACTGTCATCTTCTGGTTCCATGCCCTCGATTAAGTGTCGAGCATAGCCTAAGCCTATGTATTCAGGCATCTCTAATGGTGTGTGTTTAAGGATGCGATCCAGTACCATCAGACAGTCCTGCTTATTTTGTGTGTTCATTTGTAGCTCCCGTAGTATAGCCACTGATCCGTGGCAGGTAGGATGTTATAGTTCCGTTCACCTTGGGTGAAGCGGAGCACTCCATCTAATTCAATAGGCATACCAATGGTGTAGTACACCCAGCCTGTATCCTTAAGGTAGCCAACCTTACCCTCATTGGGAAGGGTACGCTTAACTATGTACATTAGTTTAACCTCCGAGCTTTACGCTCTAGCTTCACTTGTTCCCAAGCACCTTGCATCTCGAACTTCTCAATGGTCTTGTTCCACTGAGAGTGTGCGTCAAGGTACTGGGCGTATAGCCTAGTGTACTGTGCTCTATCAATCCCATTTAGTTTCTTTAATAGCCAGTTTCTCATGCTTCTGCTTCCTTGTGTACTTGGTGCGGTCTTTATGGGGTGCACCTTTACCCATTATAGCGGGGCTATGCCCCTTACTAGGCTTCACTAATCGTTTCTTATCTCCCATTTCCCTTGCACCTTATGCCACAGTTCTACCTCGTAGAACTTACTAACTGCTACTGGTACAAACGTCTCAACTATGAGACACCACAACCAGTCCTCATCATACTCGTCACCTAACCACACTAGCAGGTCATTGCCCTTATCTAGTGGCTCAGCTAGCTTAAAGTGATCGCCATATTCTAGGTCTTGTGCTTCCATGTTACACCTCGGTCTTCGTAGAAGAAGAAACGTATCCGTTTATTAACGGACACCGTGAACTGTACAGCTAGTGTATCCTTCACTCGCACAGTCTGGTACACCTCATCATCTACGATGAGATGCACACTATCACCTGTCTTAACAGGTGTCTTACCCTTATACTTGTGTGGCATTAGAATTCACTCCAGCTATTAGGTTGGGAGTCACACCATGTGCGGGCTTCACTTAGTTCCCACACTTTATTGTGTTCCTTAGGAGCACAGTCGTTACATACTGACAGTACTGCACAGTACCGACCAGTAGCACCCCGTGATACATAGGCATGGTTAGCCCTGATAGTGCTATCAAAGCAGATGTCACAACCATTAAAGTTAATACCTTTAACTAACATATCGTTCTCCAATTTCCATTGCATAAAGGTGGTAGCCACGCGCTTTGTTATCCTGCACTGCTACCTCTACCTATGGCTCCGACCATCCTATATGATGCGGCCTACTTTTAAGGCAGGTTCTCCAGTTTCAATTGCATTATGTTAAATACACAGTGCGTTAAAAAATAAGTTCCAATGGCAGGACTTGAACCTGCGAACCACCATTTCACTAGCCTATTGGCTAGATCCCAGGTGTGTGTGTGCCACCTCACCTCATTGGATTGCATGGATATAGTGCCAGCTACACTTGGACTCCGGTCTTACTACGTAAGATGCCCCGGTCGGCACCACACCATGACGCTAGGTGCTACACGTTTAAGTCCCTTAATAGAGGACACTAGCATAGCTAGTGCCCTCGATAAGGAACCTACGAAGTAGGTTCGACGGTAGCGACAGCTCCCAAGTTGGACTTGTCCTTAAGGCCAGTCCATTTAGAGGCAGCGCAGTAGGCAAGCTTGGTTTCACCATGACCATTGCGGCGAGCATAAATAACAACCTGTTCACCAGTCTTATTGGCATAAGCCAATGCCTTGCCACCACTAACGTGGTTAAGGTAAGCAGCGTCGATCTTAACAGGTGTCTCAGCCTTCGGCTGAGTAGCTGCCGCTACTTCAGCTGGAGTTGCAATAGCAACTGGTTGCATGAAGGGCACAGCTTGCTGTGCTACAGGTGCAGCAACTGGAGTTGCCATGCCTTTGATCGCCACGGTAAGATCCAAGATTGCATCTAGGATCTGCTTGTTGCTCGTTCTTGTTGGTGCTGTCATGTTAGTCTCCTCGACTCGTATCGGTTGGCAAAATTGCCGTGATGGGGTGGGTCATCCCCTTACGCCCCTCTCACTTCGTTCGAGGGGCTTCAGGGGATGAACAACACCTTCGGTGTTGGATTTTCACCACATATCCAGATCCGTAGGATCTGTGTTTTCTTCATACTCTACAAGCAAAGCTTGTAGTTCAGCTTCAATGAGGTCATCGTAAGTGACAACCAGTTCCACATCATCTTCGATGATGTTGTGCGCCCATGATGCTACGTGTATGTCAAGCATTTGAATCTCCAATAGGGAGCAAAGCTCCCTAAATTAAGGGGACTACTAAGCCAGAGGCTTAGCATCCCAAGCAACACAATCCCTATTGGGATTGTCAATAGTGATCAGATCAACTTCGGTATCGAAGTCATCAGGTATGTAATAGCCAGAGGCTATTTGTCCGTCAGGTTGCCAAAGGCAACCAAGTGAATCAACGTCATCATCTACGATGATGCCGAAGAGCCAAGCAGCATACCAAAGGGATGTTCCATCCCTGTATCCCATTACATCTTCGATGTAATCACGAGGATCATCATCGTAGATGCCGAAGGCATCTTTCATCTCATCCAACAAGGTTGGATCCAACATGTCTGCAATTTGCATTTCAAATCTCCTAGTAAGTAACACACTCCCTTCTCATAAATGAGAAGGGTGTGTTACGTAAGCTGCCAAGTCTAACTCAAGTCGTAGACTTGAGTCAAGTCCATTTCAGGACATCCCGAGTGATTAACGAAGTTAATCTCTCGGACTTCAGGGGAACCCTGCTGTTCAGCAGGACTACAACCCAGCTGAAAGCTGGGTACTTCAAGCTCATCAGCTATGCTGTTGAGCCAACCTGTGTATGCTGTGATCATATCTGAACTCCAAAATAGTTTGCCAGTTTACCTTCGGTATAAGCTTCGATCCAAGAGTCCCACTCTAAAGAGTGGGGGTCTAGCTTCGCTAGATACTTTGTTATTGCTTCAGTCAGAGTCGAAGACTCTGGGTAAGCTTCGATTGCTTTGCAATCGAGAGCTTCTCTGTCAATTAAGCTTGTTTCACAAGCTTCGCAGTCTACGTAGCCAAAGGCTACGGATTCGGTGTGGCAAATGCATTTTCTCATCATGGCAATTTTCTCCGGTTGGTAAGGGTAAGTACGCCCTTTCACTTCGTTCAAGGGCTACTTCCCCTAAGTCTCCAGCAGTTTATCAAAGTTGTATCTTCGATACAAGAGGCCGCCAGCCAATCTCTTAAACTTATCAAAGATAAGTTCAACACACGGGATAACGGAACAGAGTTCCGTTATATACACAGGTGTTTAAGGATTGTATACAATCCTATATACGCACATGATAAGGGACGATAATAGTTCCTATTATCTTCCCTTATTGTCAACAGGTTATCAACAGGTTGTTATCTCAATCCCTTAGCATTAATGCTAAAGTTATCCACAGGTTATACATCAATGGATACGTCGGGAATTTGTCATAATGCATACGAATGATTCTCATTAGCGTACGTTATGTTAAGTGGCCGGGGGAGGGGGATCAAGACGGTTCCACTACGTGGAAAGCCAGGATGAAATTATCTAACAGAAATCATAGGATTTCGATCAAGCAATGTTGACTATACACCCCCTTAAGTTGAAAATACAACCCCTTGAAATTGTGCTAATTCACAGAAATAGCAAAATATAAGTTGCTGACTTATAAGGAAAAAGCAAATCCAATGGAACTAAATTGATTTTATGGTGTCTAATATAAGAGGACTTAAAGAACTATCTTTAATATCTCTTCTCCCCTTGAGGTCCGAAGAGACAGAAAGGGCGAGAGAAGAGTATCCTCTTCCATAGAAGAGACAAATGTATGGCTCTACTACTACTTATTTTAATAGCAGCCTTATTTGGCTGACAACAGAAGGGATTACCCAGATACAACCTGGGCTTGTGTAAAAGGATTTACTTGGAGAAACTCAAGTGAAATACACAGTGGAAGTGGCAGCGCTGAAAGCTTGCCCCCTTAAACTAGAACAAAAGAATCCAACAATAGCTATTCATTGTGTAGGCCCTGAATGTATGGCCTGGCGATGGGAAGTAGCACACGAACACTATACAACCCCAGAACCAGAGTGGTTAGGCCACTGCGGAGTTGGAGGAACTTAAATTTAATGTGTGGTCCTTGTTTCCACACAAGCACACAGTTGAAGCTGTCAATGCTGTCTACGAGGACTGCACCCTTACAACGGAACCGATATGGCTAAGAAGAAACCGATGAAGCGCCCAGAGAAGGGCGGTAAACCTAAACGTATTACAACTAAGGGTAAGCCAGGGGACACAGGTCCCGGTGGCGCTCGGCCTGCTCGTAACCGCAAGAAAAAGAAAAAGAGTGCCAAATAATGCCAGGTAAAGAGTCTAAGCGTAAGCCAACGAAGCAGGAACAAGGGTTCCTGGAACGTACAATGGAAGCCCTGCGCAAGGTGCGGGACAAGGCAGTGAACAACGAACGTACACGTAAGTCTGGTATCCACCAGGCTGCTGGGTCTGATCGGGCTACACTTCGTAGAACCCGAAAGGACATAATGAAGGAAATAACGTAGTGGTCCCTAAAGGGACCTTTCCCTTGACCAAGAAAGAGGCTGGCGCGTACGATGCCCTCAAGGATACCATGGGGCGATTCCGCACCCAATCCTTGTTCATAGAGAAGAAAAACTCTAAGTACCCAGCTCCTTTCACCCTCAAGGACTACGACCACAAAGGCGCGCTATCAATGTACAAGAGGTACATGGAGATCGGTGACCCCACCGAGTACGCCTTCGCCCAAGCCATGTTTGGCTCTTGGGCCCACTGGCGAGCTCTTAGCTCAGCCGCGTGGTTCAGTGAATACGTTATTCGCTGGCGCGAAGAACTAAAAGTAAAATTCGAGAGTGAGCGATGGTATGAGATGCAAGAGATTGCTGAGAACCAAGCTGGCTCTACCCTAGGGGTCCAAGCCACTAAGTGGTTAGCTGACAGGTACAATGGACCTAAGCCTAAGCGGGGCCGTCCCTCTAAGGAAGAAAAGAAGGAGCTCCTCAAGGAGGAGTCCGAAGAAGATAAACTAATTAAAGAAGAAGCAGAGAGACTAGGACTTTGATAGTAAACATTTGGATAGCTTTGTCAGACACTGCCCAGTCGGTAGTGGTCACAGCTCTTCGTTGGGATGCGGAATCCCAAGGGGAGTATAGTGGGCCATTGACGAGTAGGCAGATTCGCTTGTTTAAGTATATGCAAGACGATGCGCTGCGGCGCTCCATGTACGCCAGTGCTACACTGCAAGGAACAACCTATAACCTGTGGTCGATTGACTTCGACACAAGCAAGAGCACCTTGCAATCTATCCAAGATGAGATAGATGGTTTGATCGCTCAATACCCTAATCAGATTGCCATCGTAGGAGCCTGGCTCATGGATGGCCGTCAAGCAGGAACACAGTGGGCAGATGAAGAACGAACAGCAACCACAGGTACTCCGGTCTATCCTATTCCAAACTGGCTATGGCGATTTATGCCACAGCTACTAGATGGAGACGGAAATCCTTTACCGACACAGCCCTCGTCTAATGCAGACCTTCAAGATGTCAATCTTCTGTTCGGTCAAACACCGAGGATCTTCATCTAATGTCTAAAACCCTCCACTACAAATTTGCAGACAACGTAAGCCTCGAAGCTACAGTTGGCCCAACCCTCACTAGCACTCGTGCTACGACTGCTACCGTCACCGACTACAACAACGTACTACGTACTGTCCAAGCTAATGAAGCTAGGTTTACGGGTGGGCGTAGGGTAGAGAATATCTGCTTGCAGTCAAATGACCTTAGCACTACGTGGGCAAATACCGCATCTACTGACTCTCAGAATGTTGCAGGACAGACAAACCCACTAACGGGTGCGGCGGATGTCAATTCACTTAACGAAGATGGAACCGCTGCAACTACGCACTACATACAACAATCAAATACCGGAAATGCGGAGGCTGACACCATCACATTCTCGGTGTATCTAAAAGCATCGAATAGAACGTGGGCGGCACTGACACAACAGGACGTAGCAGGTTCTACAAAACTAGCCTATTTCGATTTAGCCAATGGCGTAGAGGGTTCGGTTAATGCGGCTTTTGCAGGTTCTGGAATTGTAGACGTTGGGGGCGGGTGGTATAGATGCTACACAACCATGGTCTCAGATGCCGATGCCGATGTAAGGATATATGCGGCAGAGGCTGATTCGGACATAACCTATAGTGGCCTATCCCAAGAATCACTCCTTGTCTACGGCGCACAACTAGAATACGTAATAGGTCAAGACGACTCTGCTCCCTCTGAGTACGTCCCTACGACTACAGCAGCAGCCGCTAAGTGGTACGCGACTAAGCGCATTACTAATCTAATTACCTACTCATCAGAGCTGGATAATGCTGCATGGGTAAAATCATTTGTAACTGTTAACGCAAATCAAACCACCTCTCCCGATGGCACGACGACAGCAGATGAAATTGTCGTAACTACTGACTCTCAGTCGCATGGCATCACAGAGAAGTTCCCTGTAGTTGCTGGTGTTACATACACCTACTCGGCATACGTAAAGGCAGCTTCCTCAGATAAAGTCGCTATTACACGAGTGGCTGGTGCTGGGTTCCCAGGCACAGGTTTCTGGTGGGCAGACCTGACACTTGGGACTATTGCTGTTGCCCCTCCAACCGCAGGAACTGCTAGCATAGAGTCTGTGGGCGATGGGTGGTATAGACTATCCCTTACCCATGTAGCAAGCGAAACAGTGAGTGAAGCGGAACTTGGTATAGTCGTTCCTAACGATTCTGGAACTTACAATTACGTAGGGGCAGGCGAGTCCGTATACGCATGGGGAGCACAAGTAGAAAGAGGCGCTACAGCAACAACCTTCCTCCCAACATCTGGTGGGGTAGCCTCAACTGACTTCCTTACAGCCATTACTCCTACGGGGTTACTGGTCGAAGAAGCGCGGACGAACCTCTGCTTGCAGAGTGAGGACCTCAGCACGACTTGGGCTAATACAAAATCTACCGATGTATCAAATGTGGCTACTGCACCCGATGGTACTCTAACAGCTGACTCTATAAACGAAGATGGTACTGTTGGGGCGCACTTCGTCTCCCAGCCTATTGCAATGGCAAGTTCCACAGAGTACACATACTCGGTGTATGCCAAGGCTTCCAATCGAGCTTGGCTACTTGTACAGGCTTATGGGCTAAGTGCGGCACAAGATGCTTACTTTAATTTGGCAGACGGTACAATTGGTACTGTAGATGTTGGTGTTACTGCAATTATTGAGGACGCTGGCGGTGGTTGGTATAGATGTTCAATCACATATACAACTACCACTGTTAGTACGCCTTCTGTTCTTGTTGCACCCGCCAATGCTGATGGCGGGGTCAGCTATACAGGTTTAACACAAGAGTCTGTTCTAGTATGGGGCGCACAAGTCGAAGCGGGTGCTTTCCCTTTGTCCTACATACCGACGACGACTGCCAGTGTGACGCGGAATGCTGATGATGTGGACAGTAGTGATTTAACGTGGCTCAACGAATCGCAGGGATCATATTACATACGTTATATTCGCAATATGGATAGTGCTGGGTCTGTTGTGTTTACGATTACCGATGGAACGGTAAGCGATAGGCACGAACTAATATCTGACTCAAGTCAGGATGGAACCGGAGACGCAGGGCATGCCGTCTACGCTACTGCAACACAGTATAATAACGCAGTCGTTAACGCTGAAAACGACGGTACTGCAAATGAAATGGCTGCCACGTATGCTACAAACGACTCAGCCCTATACCTAAACGGAACCGCTGATCCTACTCCAGACACAACTGGAACACCACCTACAGGATTAACCACGGTTGCTGTTGGCCGAAGAGAATATAACGATTCTTTATACTCTAACGGTCACATAGCCGAGATTGCCTACTTTAACACACGACTACCTAACGCAACCTTGGAAGACTATTCAACGAATGGGTTGCCATCTGTTTCCTTAAGTAACATTATATTCCCTAGGGACTCCATGCCTACGGACGAAACTAGGTTCCAGACCTTTATAGATGATAGTGGTATAACCAAGACAGGTGATCTAGCTAGAGACTACAGAACGGCACTACACAGTGTAGCAGGGCTATCAGGTGACGACATAGACTATGGCCTAGATGACGCTTTCAAGCGGTACTATGACTCACTCTAAAGAGGATATCAAACAAGCAGCTGAAGATGACCTGCTGTCCTTCATTCAACTGGTGGCACCCCATCGAGTCCTAGGCCAATGCCACAAGGAATTGATTAAGTGGTGGACTAGGGATGAAGCGTATGATCACCAGATGAGTCTCTTACCACGAGATCACCAGAAGAGTGCAATGATTGCATACAGGTGTGCTTGGGAGATAACGAAAGATCCAGCTATAACAATACTGTATATCAGCTCGACCTCTGGTCTGGCTGAGAAGCAACTAGGATTCATCAAGGACATTCTCAACAGCCCAGTCTACCGTAGGTACTGGCCTGAGATGACACATCCTGATGAAGGTAAACGAAAGAAGTGGACCTCTACAGAGATCATGGTAGACCATCCTATACGAGCAGCAGAAGGTGTACGAGATGCTACCGTATTTGCTGCTGGACTAACTACACAGATCACGGGACTTCATTGTAACGTAGCTGTTCTAGATGACGTAGTAGTTAAAGAGAATGCCTTCACACGGGAAGGCCGAACCAAGGTCAGTAACCAGTACTCGTTACTGTCCTCCATTGAAACAACAAATGCACGAGAGTGGATCGTTGGAACACGATACCACCCAAAGGATCTATATGGAACACTCCTTACCATTGCTGAAGATGTATATGATGAAGAAGGCCACCAAACCGATTCCACATTGGTATACGAAAGCTGGGTCAGAGAAGTCGAAGACTTAGGTGATGGCACAGGTAACTTCGTCTGGCCCCGAAGTCAAAGAGGTGACGGGAAATGGTTCGGGTTCTCAACGCAGATACTCGCCCGTAAGCGAGCTAAGTATCTTGATCGTACTCAGTTCTATGCGCAATACTATAACAACCCGAACGACCCAGGCGACGAAGCAATAGCCCATGATTACTTTCAACACTACAATCCAGAGTTCCTCAAGAAGCTTGATGGCAAGTGGCATTTCAATGGGCGAGAGCTTAATGTATTCGCAGCCATGGACTTCGCGTATTCCCTACGCAGTACAGCTGACTACTCCGTTATCTGTACCATTGGGGTAGACCACGATGGTAACATCTACGTACTAGGCATAGACCGAAGGAAGACCAATAAGACCAAGGATTACTATGACATGGTATACAGGGCCCACCTAAAGTGGGGGTTCCGTAAGTTACGCGCCGAGGTAACGGCAGCACAGCGTGTCATAGTAGAACGAATCAAGGACGACATCAGAGCTGATGGCTTAGCTCTGTCCGTTGATGACTTTAACCCAACTCGTACAATGGGATCGAAAGAGGAGCGCATCCAGAATACGCTACTCCCCTACTATGAGAACAACTCAGTATGGCATTTTGAGGGTGGGCTCTGTGAAGCACTAGAGCAAGAGCTTATCCAATACAATCCACCTAATGATGATATCAAGGACGCACTCCACTCAGCAGTGGGTATAATGAAAGTCCCGATGATACGACAAGCCCGCAACAAGGCATCTCGTAGCAACGTGCTAACACACTCACGCTTCGGAGGCGTAGCAATATAATGGCAAGAACTTCACGAGCAGTACAAGAGATCAATAGTCTTCTCCAGCCAGAAGACCTAGCTTCATTCGTTACTAACAAGTATGTTAGCTGGCGGGGTGAGCAGATGACTTGGCTCGATGAGTCCAAGGAACTGCGAGACTATATCTTCCAGACTGACACGACCCAAACATCCAATGCTAAGCTCCCATGGAAGAATAAGACCAGTGTACCGAAGCTGACACAGCTCCGTGATAACCTCCACGCTAACTACATGGCAGCCCTGTTCCCTAATGACAACTGGTTCAAGTGGGAAGCTGAAGCAGCTGATGCAGCAGCGCGAGACACAGTAGTTAAGATCGAAGCATACATGCAGCAGAAGATCAGAGAGTCTACCTTTAAGACTACTGTATCTAAGCTAGTGTATGACTACATTGACTACGGCAATGCCTTCGGTGAAGTTGGTTATACCAATGAGAACCATGTAACAGATGATGGTACTGTACGGAACATCTACAGTGGACCACAGGTCTATCGTCTGTCACCATACGATCATTACTTTGATCTGACAGCAGCAACCTATAAAGATGCAGGCAAGATTACCCGACGAAATCTATCCTATGGCTCTCTCCTCCGTGCTGCGGAGGAAGATCCCATTGGCTTTGAATGGGTACGTGATGCAGTAGGGAAGTCACGAGATCTCCGTCTTAGCCTTAAGTCATACGGTGACTCGGACCTGGATAAGAGCGAAGGCTTCCAGAGAGATGGACTTGGCTCACTAAGCGCATACTACTCTTCGGACATGGTAGAGATACTAGAGTACGAAGGGGATATGTTTAATGCAGAGACTAATGAACTGATGATGAACCATAAGATCATTGTCATGGATCGTAAGTGGGTTGTACACTCAGAGCCCATGGCCTCTTGGCTTGGGCGCTCCAACAAGGAGCACGTAGGCTGGCGTGAACGCCCAGATAACCTGCTAGCTGCTGGCCCTCTTGACAACCTAGTTGGTATGCAGTACAGGCTTGACCACCTAGAGAACCTGAAGGCTGATGTCTTCGACATGATAGCCCACCCAGTCATATACCAACGTGGCATGGTGGAAGCATGGGAGTGGGGACCGGGTGAAGTTATATTTGGAGATACGGACTCGGATGTGCAGGTACTGCGTCCCGATTCCACTGCGTTGAACGCGGACTTCCAGATAGAACAACTGATGAATCACATGGAAGATCTAGCTGGCGCACCTAAGCAAGCTATGGGTATTCGTACCCCAGGTGAGAAGACAGCCTTTGAAGTCCAAGCATTAGAGAATGCAGCTGGGCGCATCTTCCAACAGAAGATACAGAAGTTCGAGGAAGAGCTCGTCGAGCCCCTGTTGAATCAGATGCTCGAAGCAGCTCGACGCAACATAGCACCAGTAGAAATTGTCAAGGTACTAGATGATGACTTCGCAGTACAACAGTTCCTTCAGATTAAACCTGAGGACTTAAACATGCGTGGTCGCCTCCGTCCTGTCGGAGCTCGACACTTCGCACAGAACGCACAAGTAATCCAGAACCTACTTGGTATGATCAACTCAGCAGCCTACCAAGACCCAAGCGTTAACGCGCACATCTCTGGTAAGCGTATCGCTGAGCTCTTTGAAGAGCACCTTGGTCTTAACAAGTTTGAGCTGGTGCAGGATAACATCCGTATAGCTGAACAACAGAATACACAGTCTCTGGCTACACAAGCACAAGAGAACGTGGTTGGTGAGATCGCTGATAGAGAACTCGATGACGAGTTAGCCAATCAGGGGGTTATAGAAGAATGAAGAAGGGCAGGCTGAAGGGACGCTCAGGCAAGTTCCACCTTTTCCCTAAGAAGGAATACCCGTACACCTTCTGGTTGTACTGGGTCTGGCTCAAGCCATGACTACACTTCTGCAATCAGCAGCTGGTAATACACCAGATGAACTCCATGTAGCTACAGCTACTGGATACATCCCCGGCTGGGAGATCTTCCGCAAGTTCGGGATGAATGATGCAGTGGCTTCTGGCACCGAAGAGATGTGGAGTCCAGGTACTGTTAGGGTACTCCCAACGAGTGGAGGAGCCTTATCTATCGTATCATCGAGTACTGCTGATGACTCAGCCGCCGCAGGCACAGGAGCTTGGACTATCAGAGTCGAGGGACTTGATAGTAACTACCTAGAGATAGAAGAGACAATAGTACTAGACGGACAAGTAGCTGTTGCCTCAGTGGGCACAGACTGGTTCAGAGTTAATAGAGCTTACAATGTCACCGCAGGTACTGCTGCGATTAATGCAGGTAACATATCTATTTCTATAGGTGGGGCACTGCAAGCATATATAGAAGCCTTAGAAGGACAGACCCAGCAGACACACTTCACAGTTCCAGCAAATAAGACTGTGATCGTAGACAACTTCACCATGGGCGTAGGTCGCATGAGTGGTAACGTAGACTTACATATTAAGTCTTTGATCAAGCTCTATGGTACTGATACAGCTTGGAGAGCTATCTCTGAGGTCTGGTTGTTCAACGGTGAGACTTACGCAAACAATGCCGGTGCTACTCTGATCCCAGAGAAGACAGAAGTCAAGCAACAAGTCATCGGTACTGTAAGCACACAAGTATTTGCTGTGTGGGGTGGGTACCTAGTTAGCAACGAAAGACTACCTAACAATGTAAACACATGAGTAAGCTAGACCAACGATGGTTCAAAGAAGATCGCACACTCCCTAAGGGGGAGCAAGAGGAAGCGATCAAGGAATCTGCAAAGATCATTTCAAACTCTACGCTGATACAGCGTAGGTTAAAGAGTATATTAGAAGAAGAGATCGAGACAACTTATCGTCTCGAAGAAGACTTCACAAACCCCTCGTATGAGCGTTTGGTTATTGCCAACGCCAGTGCTAGGAAAACACTTAGAAGTATAATTAAACTATTAAACTAGAGGTTGACCATGACCGATGTATTTGACACTCCGACCACGGAGAATCCCAGCCAAGATGTATTGTCTGAACTGGTAGGCGAAGGTAAGAAGTTTGCTGACGTAAACGAACTTGCTAAAGGCAAGCAGGAAGCTGACAACTTTATTGAACAGATTCAAGCTGAGAACAAAACGATTCGTGAGGCACTAGCTAAGCTAGAATCACAATCTGACCAGACCAGCAAGATCGAGGAATTGATCGAATCTGTTCGTTCGTCTAAAGCACCACAGGTAACTGAAGAGAGTAACCACCCTTTATCCGAAGATGACCTGAGTAACAAGATCAAAGAAATCATGCAAGGAGAGTCTCGGCAAGCGACCGCAGCTGAGAACCGTAGCAGGAGTAATTCATTAGTACTAGGTAAAGTTAATGGTGACGTTGAAGCTGCCAAGACTTACGTAGCAGAACGCGCTAAGCAACTGGGCATGAGTGCCAAAGACTTAGGCGAGCTGAGTGAACGATCTCCAAACGCTTTTGCTAAGCTGATAGATGTTGATCCAAGTACCGCATCACGGAGTACTTCGCAACTCCCTAGTTCGGGCCAAGTAGACACGAGTGTGAGCCGACCCATGGAAGTGGAAGGCCACAAAACCAAAGCTTATTACGACCACCTCAAACAAGAGATGGGTCCGACGAAGTATTGGAACAACGTGAAAGTACAAGGCGCATATACTAAGGACGCGATAGCACTTGGTGATCGCTTCAATAAATAATCTTTTTGAATAAGGAAAACAAAGCATGACTATGACTACAAGTAACAGTGCAGTGTTGACTCGTTCAGAGATTTGGAGTACGCAACTCAAAGAGGTCCTTCAGGACCAGCTTGAAGCCCAAGGTTGGGTTAATTGGTTATCGGAGTTTCCCGATGGTGACCAGTTTACGATCCCTTCTATTGGCGAAAGCACAGTACGAGATTACAGCGAAGACACAGATGTGACCTTCGATGCTCTCGACACTGGTGAGTTCACCTTCTCTATCTCTGAGTACCTGTCTTCTGGGCACTACATCACAGAAAAAGCACGGCAAGATTTGTTCTATGCTGCACAGCTGGAATCTAAGTTTGTACCTTCACAACAGCGCGCAATGGCTGAGAAGTTGGAAACGGATATCCTGGCATTGGCAGCTGGTGGTGCATCAGGCGGTCAAACCGCTAGTGCTACCAACTCAATCAATGGCGCAGAGCATCGCTTCATTGGTACGGGTACGAACGAAACCTTCGCAGTGGCTGACGCCGCTAAAGCTCTCTTCGCACTGAAGAAAGCCAACGTACCGTCAAGCAACTTGGTTGCAATCGTTGATCCGTCCGTAGAGTATGCACTTAATACTATTACGAACATCACCAACGTAAGCAACAACCCTCGTTGGGAAGGCATCATCGAGTCTGGTATCGGATCTGACATGAGGTTCATCAAGAACATCTTCGGGTTTGACTTCTACGTCTCTAACTACCTGCCGACTGCAAATGAAACGATCACGCTGACTACAGCTGCTGGCGTAGCAAACATCTTTATGTCTGCTGCATCACCTGACCTGCTCCCATTCATGGGTGCTATGCGTCAGATGCCTAAAGTTGATGGACAGTATAACATGAACAAGCAACGTGAAGAATACGTCACGACTGCTCGTTACGGTTTGAAAGTGTATCGTC